GGCTCGGGGATCAACGCCACCTTCGACCTGACTTTCTCGGCTGCCTCTTGGGCTGTGAACCGGAGATCCCAAGAAGCAGTTTCTGCCGTCGTTTCTGCAGCGGGGAACGGGTACAACATCGGCGACAAGCTGACCGTCGTCAAGGGTGATGGCGTGCAGGGCGATGTGGACGGCGCTGGAACGACGGGTACAGACGCCATCTTCACGGTTGCCACCCTGACCGGCGGGGCGGGCACAGGGGTCGCTACGGTTACGCTGGACACCGCAGGGAACTACGAGGAGACCCCATCCAACGCCGTGGCCACTACCAACGATGGCAGCGGCGACGATGCCTGCACGCTGACCGTCACCTGGCAAGATCCGCCGCAAACGAGCACCAACTTCCAGGTGGCTATGCTACAGGGTGAGGGCCTGGCTGGTACGGACGAGATCCACGTCATGATCAAGACGTTCACCATGGCGAACAGCTTCGACTTTGCCTTCAACTGGCACCTCATGGGCGCAACCGGCTACAACCCGCTGCTGCCCATCCACCAACAGACCGGCGTCAACACCCTCCAGATCAACACGTCCACCGGGGCACTCCCCACTCCGGACGTCGGCGGCAGCATCATGATCCTGAAGGACAATGATGCCGACCCGGACATCGCTTGGTGGATCAACCACAACGGACGGCGCATCATCCTGGTGGCGCGGGTTGAGAGCGGAAGCACCACGCAGTACATGTCCTGCTACCTGGGCTTCCTCAACCAATTCGGCACGGACACGGAATACCCGTACCCCCTGGCGGTGATCTCCGGCACGAACGACTACAACCGGACCTGGTTCGACTCGTCTCTCCTGACTGGCGGAATCGTCGAGAGCTTCTACAATGGATCGGTCACAGACCCGACGGGGCCAGGCTGGGTTCGTCTGCCGGACGGGAACTGGCAGGCATTCTGTGCAGCAAATAGCTCCACTCAGGCGATCCGCGGCCTCGAGACCGAGTTCGGGGTCTACCCGTTCGTGAACCCCACCGGGCTGTCGAGCACCGTCGCGAAAACGAACTCTGGTTCCTTCGTTGACTTCGCCACGAACATCATCCCTGTCTCTGGGGTTCCTGGGGTGCCAACCGTGCAACTGAAGCCCACGCCCGGAACGGGGGACGACTACTATTGGCTCGTGCCTCCGATGGTCGTTCGTATGGAGAACACGGCACCCAACCTGTACCCCGAGTACTACAATCTGTTCGGGGAGATCGACGGTGTCTTCTGGTTCTCCACCGGCAACAATTCGGTCGTCAGTGAGGATCGCTTCGTGCTGGGGACCAAGCGGTACACCATCTTCCAAAACGGAAACCGGACCCAGGTGTGGTCCTACTTCGCACTCGACGAGGACTGATCCATGGCTTACCAAACTGGCAGCGCCACTGACCTGGGCGACCTACTGACCAAACTTGACACGTTCCTTGTGGCCAACGGCTACACCCAGGACGACTTCGACGACGGGGCCACCACCCCGGCGGAGGGCTTCGCCGCATGGCACAAGGGCTCTGTGGGGAGTGGCATGTGGATCAGCATGAAGTGGGTCGCGAACGCACCCAACAACCTGTCTCTCCACCAAGCTCTGGGCCACACACCCAGCAACGATCCCGGTAACCACCCGAACGACAGTGGCAACGGCTACAACGCTGCGTTCGGCAGCGATGCTCTTCTTGAAACGGAACGGAGCATCAATACCATCGGCGACGGTCCGTTCGTCAGCTACCACTTCTTCGAGCAGGACAGCGGTCCGGGGTACGTGCATGTGGTGGTTGAGATCGAATCTGAAGTCTTCCGTCACTTCGGCTGGGGTACGCTGGAGAAGTTCAACGACTGGACCGGCGGGGAATACTGCTATGGCCATTGGCACGACGAGGGCACCAATAGTGATGCACTAGATGCGAACTCGCACAACCTCCTCGACGGATTGAGTGCCCTCACAGCATCCACTGGCAAGCGCAACGCCACGATCCATGCTGAGGGGCTGCCAATGCAGGGTGTGAATGAGAAATGGCTGCACCATTCCGGCGGACTGTCCACTACCTCCGCCACGTTCGTCGACACCGCAGGCGAAACCATGCGGATCTCCTTTGGTGGATTCCGCTCAGGCCCGGTGGCCTTCCTCCTTGGCAACTTCCAGAGCGACATCGCCACCGGGCACATTCCCATGTACCCACTGGCGATCTTCGTCAACGACTACGTCAACGACTACGTCTACTTTCTCGGCAGTGTCCCGGACATCCGGGGCATCGACATCACCTACTTCGCTCCTGGCCAGGAAATCACGATCGGGTCTGATGTGTGGGTTGTCTTCCCGACGGCTCGACGCACCTCGGACAACGTCGTCAACCGCACGTACTTCCAGGGCATTGCGTACAAGAAGGTTACGGCCTGATGGCTGACTTCGCGGGACTCACTCAGCTGGCCGTCTTTCCTGACGCACAGCTCAGCGACAACGATTCGGCCGTCAAGGCCTACTCGCGGATCGCGCCCGACCACCCGCGTGGTTCTGATGCGTTGGGCGATACGATCCTGGGGTTCATGACCAACCTCGTTGCAGGACCAGGGAAGCCGGATCACGTTGTGAACAATGAGTTCGTCGCGGACTGGGACGACCATTGGTCAGGGTTCAAGGAGTTCTTCGAGAACTACCACGTCATCCCGCGCCAGTTTGCCTTCGGCAACATCCTGAGTACACAGACAAGTCCCCTGAACGTCTTCAGCGGCTTCCGCCGCACTTTCGGGGTATGGTCCTCGTTTGTCAACAACGCGGGCGCAGGGACGACCCTGCTCGGTATGCCGACACTCCCTGCCGTGATGAGCCCACTGCAGGGCCACGAGATGACCTTGGAGGTCACGACGAACGGCAACCCCTCGGTGGACGACGACCTTGCATTCGTCTTCGATTTTGGTGGCACGACGATCAACGTGCCCATCAGTCTGAACCGCATTGTGCTGTTCCCAGTGCGGCCCGAGATTCCCTACGTGGAGAAGCTCAAGTTCCTCACGGACATTATCCGCACCGCAGACGGCAGCGAGCAGCGCATCGCGATCCGGAAGAACCCGCGGCAGTTCTTCGATTGGGACGTGCGGATGGACGACATGGAGTGGGACAAGCAGCGGGTTGACACGCTCATGTTCGACTGGCAGTCCCGGATCTGGGGTGTGCCCATGTGGCACGAAGCCACCACGCTCACGGTTGCTGCCGCTGTTGGTACCCTCACTGTCAACGTTGACACCACCGCGGATGCCGACTACCGGGTGGATGGGCTGGTCATGATCTTCGCGGACAGCCAGACGTTTGACGTCCAGACCATCTCCTCCTTCACGGCCAACACGATCACGCTCAAGAATGCCACGCTCAATGCCTTCTCGGTGGGCGCCACGGTAGCTCCCCTGAGGACGGGCAACCTCAGGCGGTCAGTGTCCTCAAGCCGATTCCGCTCGGCGGACCAGAAGCTGCGTCTGTCCTTCCGGATCATCGACAACGACTCGGACCTGGCAGACACGAGCGCATTCGACAGTTACAACAGCAAGGTTCTCCTCGACACCTGCAACGTCATGGTCTCAAGCACCTTGGCTGAGCAATTCGTACGCGAGCTGATCGTCATTGACAATCCGGCTGGCATCGTGACGCAGGACAGCCCCTGGGACAGCGGTATGCATGGGTTCCCGCTCACGCTGCGGGCCTACTCGAAGGCCGAGCTGTGGGACCTCCGCCAACTGGTCCACGCACTTCGTGGGAAGCAGGTCAGTTTCTACGTTCCGACCTTCAATCATGACCTCACGCCCACCGGCCCGTTGGCCTCAGCGTCGCAGGACCTAGTCATCGAGAACATTGGCTACACCCAGTTCGTGCGTGGGCGACAACCCAAGAACCACATCTGGATGCGTCTCCTGGACGGTACGGTCTACACGAGAGAAATCACCAGCTACGTAGAGACCACCACTGCGCTCGAGACCCTGACCATGAATGCTGCGTGGGGAGCCGATATTGCTCTAGCGGATATTGACCGAATCAGCTATCTTGAGGAGGTCCGATTCAACTCGGACGACATCACCATCCGGCACGAGCGGGGTGACCGCCTCGTCCATGTCTCTGCCCCCGTCATCACTACCTTCGAGTAAGCCATGGCCTTCGACACATACGAAGCCAGCCAGGAAGGGTCTCGGCCGATTGAGCTGTACACCTTCACGATCGGTGCGACCATCAACAAGTGGACGTCCGCAGAGGACGACGTCACGGAAGGGGCGGATGTCTTCACGGCGATCAACATCAGCCGAGAGAAGCTGTTCGGTGGTGGGACTGACTCCCAGGACAAGGCCCTGGTCATCACCGTCCCTGGTGACAACGTGATCGTCTCGCAGTTCATCAACGCGGTACCCGGGGTCAAGGCGAACGTGCTCATCGAGCGCATCCAGCGTAGCGACGGCCCCACCTTCGAGGTCGTGAAGATCTTCGAGGGAATCATCGACTCCGTTGCCTTCGAGAAGGAAGGCCGGATCGCGAAGATCAAACTGACTCCGCTCATCGCAGCGATCTCGCGGCCCATCCCACGGTTCACCTACCAGGGCCTGTGCAACCACGTCCTCTACGATGACCGCTGCCAGGTCGACGACACGGATGCGGCCTACCGCCTCTCCTCGGCGGTAGTTACTGCCGAGAGCGCCAACACGATCACGGTCACAGGTGCGGACGCGCACGGGGACGGCTACTACACCGGCGGG